AAGACACCGGCTAATTGGTATCATTTTAATAGTGGCGGAACAGCTACGACTGGTGATATAAAAGGTGGGGGATGGAACTTATCTTCTGGACCCGCAACATTAAAAACGATAGGACCACAATAATATGCCTGCAGGAATAACATACACACTAACCAATTTAGAAGACGATATTAAAAATTACACAGAAGTAGATAGCTCTGTTTTCAGTTCAAGTGTTTTAAGTAAATTTATAATAAATGCTGAGAGTAGAATTTATAGAGCTTTTGATGCTGATTTAGAACGATTCTATGCTACATCTACTTGTATTATTGGGAACAGATATGTGTCTATTCCTTCAGATTTAAGGGTAATTAGATATGTCCAATTAACCAATGATGATGGAGACCAGACTTATTTAGAGCAAAGAGATCCTAGTTTTATGGCTGAATACTATGGAACACCGGGCTCTTCCTCAACTAATATCCCTAAATATTATGCTAATTGGGATGAAGATAACTGGGTGGTGGCACCTACTCCTGATACTGCTTACGCAATTACTTTAGCGTATAATAAAGAACCAACAAGTTTAACGGATGCGACTAAGTCCTCAACTGGCACTTATCTGTCCAATAAGTATCCAGACCTGCTTTTATATGCATGTCTAGTAAATGCATATGGGTACTTGAAAGGACCGATGGATATGTTACAATACTACGATAAGGCTTATAAAGAAGCATTAGAAACGTACGCGACTGAACAAATGGGTCGTAGACGCAGAAACGAATATCAAGATGGGGTTATTCGTCTTCCAATTAAATCTGAATCACCATCAACTTATTAAGGAGATAAAAAAATATGGCAAACGTAATACCTTATGCATTCCGTGGAGAATTATTCTCAGGAACACATGATTTTAGTTCTGGTGGCGATAGTTTTAAAATAGCTTTGTACACTTCAAATCCTTACGACACATCTAGTACTGTTTATGTAGTAACTAATGAGCAAAGTTCGGGTGGTGGTAGTAATTATACCGCTGGCGGAAATGCTTTGACTGGTAATGCGGTTGTGTCTACAGGTGCAGTAGCTACTTGTGATTTTGCGGATTCGACGTGGACTTCAGCTACTATTACAGCAGCTTTTGGAACAATTTATAATGATGATAAATCAGATAAAGTATGTGTCGCGTTAGATTTTGGTGGAAGTAAAACTTGTACTAATGGTACATTTAAAATTTCTTTCCCTGATCCAAGCACACCTGGAAATGCAATTATAAGTATGGCTTAATAGGAGAAAATTAAAATGGCTTTAGTAATAAATGACAGAGTAAAAGTAACTAGTACTACAACTGGTACAGGTGCTATGGCACTTGGATCAGCAGCAACTGGTTTTGAAACTTTTGCAGCAGGAATTGGCAATAGTAATACAACTTACTATGCAATTTTTAATACTGGTACAACAGAATGGGAAGTTGGTTACGGAACTTTAGATGGTTCAAGTGCAAACTTGACTAGAACTACAGTTCTCTCCAGTTCTAATTCTGATTCAGCAGTAGATTTTGCATCTGGTACTAAAGACGTATTCTGTACGATGCCCGCGAGTAAAACAGTTTATTTAGATAACAGCGGGGACCCAGTAGGAGCAGCAAGCGCAGGTTTTGCATTAGCAATGGCGGTTGCATTATAGGAAATAAATATGGCACAAGATTTTAGAAACGATCTAGCAAGCGCAACAGGAACGGGGGCTGCAACTCTTATAACTGCAGGCGATTATGATGCAGTAATAGGAATTAGATGTTGTAATATTGTAGCAACAACTATTTTAGTTGATGTTTATATTACTAATTCAGCAACAAATTATTACATCGCTAAAGATGTAAGTATTCCACCGAATTCAGCGATTGAATTAATCCAAGGCGGAGCAAAAATTGTTTTAAAAAGTGGTGATGTTTTGTATGCAGTAAGTGATACGGCAAGTTCACTTGATACAGTTACATCCTACATTGATACAATTAGTTCTTAGGAGGAATTATGACTGCAATAGTAAATGGAATCCAATATGTCGGAGGGGGCACAAGCCCTAACGATTTTATAAATAATCAAGCAGGCACATTAAGTGTAACTCAAACAATTGAGAACGGTGTCTTAGCCGGTCCAATTTCTATTCCAGCAACAATCACAATAACAGGAACATTGGTAGTAGTTTAATGAGCAAAATAGAAGTAGATAAAGTAGATCCGCAATCAGGAACAGCCCTAGAAATTGGTACTTCAGGCGATACTGTAACAGTACCTTCAGGTGTTGGTCTTACTTTAACTGATTCTACATTACTTTTACCAACTACAATCACATCTACTACAGAAGTAAAAACTAATAAAATTTCCCCAGCAACAGGAGTTGCTTTTGCATTGGGAGATAGTGGTGATACTTTTACTGTTCCTTCAGGTGCTACATTTGAAAATCTAGGCACAGCAACAGGGTTCGCGGCAATATCTTGGCAAACCATTGTTACAGCTTCAACCTTAACAGCAGTCGCTGGAAACGGATACTGGATTGATACAACATCAAATACTTGTACAATTACTTTGCCAGCTTCAGCTAGTAATGGCGATCAAATTATATTTACAGATTATGCTAGAAACTGGGGAACGAATGGAATTATAATAGACAGCAATGGTTTAAATTATCAAGGAGATGATGACAGCTACGATGTAGAATATTCAACAGAGGGTCAAAGCCTCCATATAGTTTATTCTGGAGCAACGAATGGTTGGATACCTACTCTTGATAAAGCTGTTACCGATGCACCTATCACAGGAAATGAAGAAGGAATATTCGGTTTTGGTACTGCAGCTCTAGATGCTAGTTCTTATACAGCAGTAACTAATTTAGTATCCAATTCTGGAGTAGTAGCAACCGATGTTACAGGGGTAGGAACTGCTAGGTATGGTTTAGCCGCGTGCGAATACGGTGGTGATAAAGGAATATTTGGTTTTGGTAAGACTAGTAGTGTAACAGGAGTAACCAACTTAGTCTCCAATGCTGGCGTTGTTGCAACCGATGTTACTGGAGTTGGTACTGCAAGAGATGCACTAGCGGCGTGCAAATATAGTAGCGATAAAGGAATATTTGGTTTTGGTACTACTGGGAGTAATACAGCAGTAACCAATTTAGTTTCAAATGCTGGTGTTGTAGCAACTGACGTTACAGGAGTTGGTTCTGCTAGAAGGTTTCTAGCGGCATGTGAATACGGTGGTGATAAAGGAATATTTGGTTTTGGTTATACTACTACTCAAGTTTCAATGACCAACTTAGTATCTAATTCTGGAGTTGTAGCAACCGATGTTACAGGAGTAGGAACAGTTAGAAGTGGCCCTGCGGCGTGTGGTTATGGTTTTGATAAAGGAATTTTTGCTTATGGACATACTACTGTTACCTATAGTTCGTTAAGCAACTTAGTCTCCAATGCTGGTGTTGTAGCAACTGACGTTACAGGAGTTGGTTCTGTTGGGTATCTGCTGGCAGCAACCCAATATGGACTTGATAAAGGAATATTTGGTTATGGTGAACGTTCTGGTATGACAGCAGTAACCAACTTAGTATCCAATTCTGGAGTTGTAACATCAGATGTATCAGGAGTAGGAACTGCTAGAGGTTATATAGCGGGATGTTCTTTTAATTAATATTATGGCACAAAAATTTAACACAGAATTTAATTACAGATACCAAGTTATAGGAAATACGCCTTGGGAAAGAATTAAAACATTAAAAGGATTTCTTGAAGGTAGAATAAGAGCAATGGCACTTGAAGAAGTTGGTAACTTAAAGTTCAAGGCAAAACTTGCAAAGCTAAAGTATTTAAAAAATGGTGGAGAAGGTTTAGAGCATGAAATTTTAGAACTTAAAGCTGAGATTCTGGAAGCTGAAAGCCATGAAGAAACTTTAAAGGAAGCCTTTGAACTTACTAAAGATGAAATTAAAATTCTAAAAAAACTATTAAAGGAATTATATGTTATTGCAGAACCTACAAGAATTAAAGGTTATACCGATGAACAAATGTTTGAGGCAAATGCCGCAAATGAATTTACTGTTGATATTGGTAGAGAAATTCAAGCTGAAATGATTGCTAATGGTAGACCATCGCCAGCTAAATTAAGAAATGCTATGAGTAATCCTTATACTTGGAACGCATTAAAACAAGTGGGTTTAATACCTCAAAAAACAAAAATACTAGAAGGCAATATTAATCCAAAATTAAAAATAGAACTTAAAGGAGTTGAAGATGAAACTGTATAAACTGAAGTCAAGTAACTTTGAAGCCTTTTTTGGCACACCAGTAGAACCTATTAAAAGAGATGTTATAACAATAGCACAAACACCAAGTTGTGATGCTTTTTTATATTTGTCTAATGAAACCTATGATGAATTGGAATTATTAAATTCCGTACCAGCTGGATTTGATTTTACCTATTGTCAAGAGTGGGGTCTAACAATTAATGACGCTGTTGTTGATAGAGTAGTATTAGATTTAAGAAAAAAAGCTTATCCAACAATAGCAGACCAATTAGACGACATCTATCACAATGGAATTGATGGTTGGAAAGCAACAATTAAATTAACAAAGGACAAATACCCTAAATAATGGTAATATAAAATTATGGCATCAATAATAAAAGTAGATAAACTAGACCCACAATCAGGAACAGCCTTAGAAGTTGGTTCATCAGGAGATACTATCAATGTTCCTTCAGGAGCAACTTTAGATATTAATTCAGGTGCAACACTTACCAACTCTGGAACAGCAACAGGTTTCGCAAGCATTGCTTGGCAGTCCGTAGTTACTGCTTCAACTTTAACTGCAGTAGCAAGTAGAGGTTATCCAATTAATACAACTTCAAATGCTTGTACAGTTACACTTCCAGCTGGTTCAGTTGGAGATACAATAGAATTTGTGGATTATGCTGGAACTTGGGACACTAATGCTGTCACTCTTACAGCCAATGGTTCAGAAAAAATTAAAGGTTCAACTGATGATTGGCAATTAAGTAGTGAACGACAAGGAATTAAAATAGTTTATGTAGATGCTACACAAGGCTGGGAAGCTATTACTGGAGTTAATGAAAGTGCTCCAGCAATACATCCACCTAGATATGATATAGATTTTTTAGTAATTGCTGGTGGTGGTTCAGGAGGCTCATATAGCAATGCTGGCGGTGGTGGTGCTGGAGGTTATAGAACAGCAACAGAAGCAGTTAGAACAGGAACAGAAATTACAATAACAGTAGGAGATGGTGGTGCTTCTGCAACTACTGCTGTTGGAAATAACGGTTCAGCTTCTTCATTTTCAGGTTCAGGTTTAACAACAATTTCTTCTGCTGGAGGCGGTGGCGGCGGTAAAGGCACAACAGGTGGAGAAGGTCTTGATGGTGGTTCTGGTGGCGGCGGTGGAAATGATTATGTTGGTGGAGCTTCGTCTCCTGTAACATCCCCAGTTCAAGGATATGCTGGCGGTGATGGGCTTCATATTGCTTCTGCTTATGGCGGAGGAGGCGGCGGCGGTTCTTCTGAAGTTGGCGAAGATGGTAGTGGTTCTAAAGGTGGCGATGGTGGTGACGGAGTTGCATCTTCTATATCTGGTTCTTCAGTAACAAGAGGAGGCGGCGGCGGTGGAGGAACTGATACTACTGTTGGTGCTGGTGGAGCTGGCGGTGGTGGTGCGGCTAGTAAGACTGGTAGCGGAACTGCTGGAACTGTAAACACAGGTGGCGGTGGAGGAGCTAATGAAAGTAGTGTTGCTAGTGGAGCAGGCGGAAAAGGTGTTGTTATTTTAAGTATGCCTGATGCAAATTATTCAACAACAACAACAGGTTCACCAACAGTTGCTACAGGTCAAGGCGCTGGTTCCGATACAACAACTTTAATATTTACAGGAGATGGGAGTTACACAACATAATGGCTAGTTTTGCAAAAATAGGATTAAATAATAAAGTGATTGAAGTTCACTCAGTACATAATAATGAATTAAAAGATAGTAATGGAGTTGAACAAGAAGTTAATGGAATAGATTTTCTAACCAAATTAACTGGATGGGCTATTTGGAAACAAACATCTTATAACACAAGTGGTGGAGTTCATAAATTAGATGGAACACCTTTAAGAAAAAATCATGCTGGTATAGGATATACTTATGACGAAGATAGAGATGCATTTATACCATCTCAAACTTTTCCAAGTTGGACATTAAACGAAGATACCTGTCTTTGGGAAGCACCAGTTATTAAACCTGATGATGGAAAAAGATATAACTGGAATGAAGAAATTACAAATTGGGAAGAAATAGTATAAGCAAAATAGAAAAATCTACAGATAGTACTCACATTTAGGTCTTCCATCTTGGTTTAAACGATGATATAATTCTTAAATGGAGGCAGGGCACCACCACACCCCCTGCTTCTTTCTAAGGATTATATTTTATGTTATTAGGCTTTGGCGCATTTTCAGAATACCCTATTTCTTCGGCAGGACCCGAGAATAATGTAACTATTTCAGTTACCGGCAATCAAGTAACTATTAGTATTGGAGATACTAATATTAGTGCGGATTCTATTGTAGAAATCCCTACTCCAAGTCAGGT